CACTAACGGTCTGCATAACCTTGCAACGTATGACCAGTTGACCACTAACGCAAACACTGTTGGCGCCAACAACATCGTTTACAAAGACGTTGTTAACTTCATCTACAGCCTGCCACAGCAATACTGGACCCCAACCGCTCGCTTCATGATTAACCCAATCTTGTTGCAGGGCATCCGTGGTTTGGTTGACGATCAGAAGCGTCCGATCTACATCGACGGTTTGGCCCGTGACGATGGCATCGTTGGCAAGTTGCTTGGCTTTGACGTTGTGGTTAACAAGTACGTTGACAATCCTTCTCAGCCCACAACCGGCGCGGCAGGTACAACGTCTTACTACCCAATGTACTTTGCTGACTTCCAGCAGTTCCACACCATCGTTATGCGTCTGAGCATGGTTCTGCGTCGTTATGACCAGACGCTCCCAGGCTCGATCACGTTCTACGGCGAGACTCGCGCAGCAACTTCTGTGCGCGATCCTAACGCTGGCGTACGTTATCGCTCGACTGGCACTGCGGCTTAATTTAAGAGGGCGAAAGCCCTCTCCCTCTATGGAGAGACTATGAAACAGGTGATTTTAGAAGGGCTTAAGCAGGCTCTCCACGAGGGCAAAGCCAAGGTGAACCTCGCTGAAGCCTCAGCCCTTACGGGCTCGGGCTCCGGCGTTGGTGGCCGCGTCTATAACGAAGATGTTTTTGCAAGTTTGCGTTACTGGAACCCTTTCAGGGTTTACGCTAACCAGACCATGACGGCAGACTCGGATATTCAGTTTGTGGTTAAGACTGGTAACGCTGCCAACAGTACGAACCCCTGGGGCTACACGGTCAACGCTAACAGCGGATCGCCCAATATCGCTACGAGCATTTGGCAGCTTCCGATGCGCGTCATTTCGGCTCAGATGCCGATTCGTGCAGCGGCGATGAGTGACATCAACGGATTAGATGCTGCTTTAGCCGAAGATCTTGCGATGGAATTCAGCCAGATCGAAGCCGCGTCGATGGCTGTCAATAACGACCAAGCAGGATCAACCACGACAAGCACAGGCGCGACCAATGGTCTGCGCGGTCTTAAGATGTACGCAGGAACAGCGGGTTCTTCTGCGGCTTATGGCAGCTCGGGAACGGCTATTACAAACGGTATTCACACGCTCAACACGGTCGGCTATACGCATAGCGGCGGCATTGAATGGGAAAGCCTTGTTGACGTTGCTAACGCTCTTCCAGGCCAGTTCTGGAGGATGCCTGGGACCGCATGGATGATGCACCCAACCGCATTACAGACGCTGCGTGAATACGCTCATGCCGGCAACTCTTACGCATTAGTTGAAACTGGCGAAAAAGACGAAGGCCCAGGTGTAAACATTATGGGCTGGCCGGTTATCGTCAATCCGTACTTGGACGCTCCTGCCATTGGCGCTTCTCCCATTTACCTAGCTAACTGGCCTCGGTTTATGTGGATCGTTGACCATTCAGAAATGACGCTGCAACGCATGGAACAAACACAGCCTGGGACAATCACGATCTACGCTGAGAAGCGTTTAGTCTCGACTGTGCGTGATGTAACCGCTGGTGTCCGCTTGATCGGGGCCTAATATGCCAAGCCAACTGCAAGGTAATTTCGGGGCGGGTTCGCGTAACCCGTTCAACTATTCGAAAGTCATTCAGAGTAACCGCGATCCGGTTACTCAATGGCTTACTTACGACGAAATCACCAACCAGCTCAACTTGTTTCAGGATGAGTCGCAAGACGAATATCTGACGCAGCTTGAGCTGGCGGCGCGGATGGCAATTGAGGATTATTTGGGCGTACCAATCTTCAATGTAACGTATCAGGCTTCGTATCTGATCTCGGGTTTGATGGCAGCTCCGGTTTCGTTGGATTTGCCCGAGGTTTCGCAAAACGGCGTAACGATTAACTGGGTCAAGTATTACAACGACCTAAACCCTCCAGTTCTTACGACGATTGCAAGCTCGCAGTATTACTACGACCCGACGGGAAACAAGGTGGTTCTCTTCGAGGTCCCCAACAACGTCAACACTTACATGACCGCTCCGATGTTGTGTCAGTACACCTTGCAAGGCAGCGTTATTGGTCAGTACCCCGTGGTCAAACAAGCCGGCCTTATGTTGCTGACGCATTTCTACAATAACCGCTCGGCAACCACTGAAATTCAGCACAAACAATTGCCGTGGGCGATTGACCAGTTGTTGAGACCTTATAAGCCGCTGGTGATGTGATGGTCTTACGCGTCGATCAAATCACGATTAACAACCTGACGTTTGGTATCACCAATCTTGGTGAGCAGACAACGACAGAGACCGCGTGGTTTCAGACCCGGGCAAAAACAAAGTCTGTGCATAACCGTATTAAGACCCTGGAGCGTTTTAGGCAGTACGACAACATGATGGATTTCGTTGTTAATTACACGCCTAACATTCGCACAGTGTCTGATGCTCAAGAGGCTTACAGTATTACGTTTAGAGATAAGTCTTGGCGTATCGCTGAAGTTTATGAACATGACGACCGGCAATGGGTAACGCTTACCTGTTACCGCAATGAGCCATCGGTGGCAGTGTAATGGGTCAGAATTCAGCCGTTACGTATGCACAGGCGATACAGGCTCAACTGGCGACAGTTTGTACGCCTACGCCAGTCTATGCTGTGTTCAACCGCAACTTTGCGACTGAACCGACGTTTGTCACTTGGCAACTTAGAGATGTACATCAGCCCGTTTATACCGGACCTCAGTCTGTGAAAGGCATAGATAGGCCGGTTTTCCAGGCATCAGTCTTTGCTCAGCAAATGGCTAATTGCTATGCAAAGGCTCAGCAGATTGTCGACGCATTACACGGCTATCAAGGGACTTTTGGCGGCTTGTTTTTTGTGGCAAAAGTTGATGTTGATTGGCTGTTTCATACATACGATAATGACAACAAGTTACATCAAATCGTTTTAGATTGCACGTTAGATATTCCTTCATGAGGTGAAAAATGGCACTCCCCAATAAAGTTTTACCCGGCTTTTCAGCCTCTCTATATTGCCAGCCGGGGGCGAATCCCACTCCTTTAACTACAGCCAACCTTAGCGTCTACGCTTCTGTTTCGGCCATTGCGGTTTCTGCTCAGCTTGTACCGGTTGAAGCGATTCCTGCTTTTGGTCAGGACGATGCGGTTGCTAATTTTGCGGTTGCTGGCTCGCGCCAGTCCGACAAGATACCGGTTCAGTCTGCGCCGACTTCCATGACTGTTGTTGCGGCCTGGAATCCAGCAGACACAAACCTTCTTTTGCTTCGCGCAGATGCTTACAACGGTACGATTGACCGTACATTTGTAATTGCTGCGACGGACGGAACCAATTACGTCTATTACGCCTTCAATGGCCGCGTTAGTCAGTGGACGATTGACCCAGCTCCAGGCGCAGAGGCTCAGGTTACTTTCACGATTCACCCACGAGGCAATCAATATGGCTGGTCAAACAACACTTGATGAATTAGTGGCGCTGATGGCGGAATTTAGGGGTGACCTTCATGCAATGGCAAAAGGGCATCCCTTTACCTTGGAAGAGGTGGATGCCGCCCTACAGAAGGCCAGCCCCGGCGGTGCCGAAGCAGTCTGCTTGTCTGTGCTGAGGGCTCATGCAAAGAGCGAGTGATGATTTACTGAGCTATCTCATTGCTCAAGCCCAAACCGGAGCTAAGAACTGGTTTGGGTATCCTCAACAGCGTTTGATTAACATCAATCTCTGTCACAAGATAGCAGAGGCTCATGCGCCCGACATGACTCCAGAAGAGGTTGTGAATTACGTCATCAGGCTTAACGATCTCATTTACAAGCGGATTGTTACCAATGGAGTTTGAGGTAAAAGGGCTAAGGGAGCTGGAGAAAACCCTTCTGGACATGCAGCAGGAGTTTGGTTCTACTGCGGCCAAAAGGTCTTTGGTTCCGGCTCTTAGGAAGGCAGTGATGCCTGCCAGAGATGTCATTAAATCAATTGCGCCTGTAGATACTGGTCGCATGAGAACAACGGTTCGTGCTGGCGCTAAAGTTGCATCCGGCAAAGACAAGAAGAGAAAGTATCTAAACCAAAATACGCTTGCTTTTGGTTATGTTGATGTCGGCGTTAAGTATTACGACGAGAAAGGCGAATACCGGCCTGCAACCGAAGCTCGTGAATATGGGACGGCAGACCAAGCGGCCACACCTTTTATAAGGCGTGGTTTTCAGACTGCCATACCAAATATGTTAGAAATACTAAGACAAGATCTAGGCACTCATTTAAACAATTGGGCAGCAAAACAAAGGGCGAAAAGATGAAACTACACGAACGTCTGGGCGGATTCCAGAGAAAAAAGTACAAGACAATTCAGTTTAACGGCCACGATTTAGAAGTCTATGTTCCTACTCGTAACGAGATGCAGGAACTGATGGCAAAGATGCGTAAGCCTTCAGACGAGGTTGTCGAGGCTGAGTATCAGGCGCTCTTGCAATCACTGTGGGAGTTTGCGACACCTAACGATGACGGCATAAAAGTCACTGACGATGATGTCATGGTGCAGGGCTCAAGCATGAGAACCACTGCGCGATACAAAGCCATACAAAAGATGCGCGAGATTGCAATGATTTCGCTTGTCGGGTTTAAGGAAGGCGAAGATTTATTTGCCTTGTCCTATGACGATATATCTGAAACGCTGTCCGAGGTTGATATCAAGCATCTCGTAGAGCTTGTGCAAAAGACAGTCGATCCCTCTTACGAAGAAACGAAAAAAAACTAACTGGGTCGCTATATCTTCAGATTAGAGCTGCTGCGATATTCAATGGTCAGCGGCCAGAAGTCTTTGATAATCTTGATGTAGCGACCGTAAGAGCGTTAGAATTGATGTGGCGCGACGGCGTAATTGGTGGCAGGCAAAACCTGATGCTGATGTCGCACATGATGGCGATCGTCTGGAATATCGGGTCTTCTTTCTCTCGTAACCCGCAGTCTAAGAAGCCTCAAGAGTTTTTCCCGCATTTGGAGGAATATTTCATACCTCCAAGCAACATGACAAGACAAGAGCGCGATTTTCTAGCATTCACTTCGCTGCCAGGATTTCGCAAAGAGTTTCTTGACATCTTAGGGGGAAACAATGGCAGGTAAGATGATCGCCGGTTTACAAGTCGGCCTGGGCCTTGATAGCGCAGAGTTTAAAAAGGGCGCTGACGAAGCCAAGAAGAAAGCTCAAGAGCTAGGCCAAACGCTTGAATCTACCGGCCAGCAAACAAGGTCTTATTCGTCTGCATTGAACGATGCGGCCAATGCAAAAAAGAACTTCCAATATAACCTCAGAAATATTGGTTATCAGGTCCAAGACTTTTCTGTACAGGTTGCTTCCGGAACGTCTGCCGCTCAAGCCTTTACTCAGCAGCTTCCGCAGCTTTTAAGTGGCTTTGGCACATTAGGGGTGGTTCTCGGAAGCCTTGCGGCTGTTGGCATTCCGTTAATTACTGTTGCATTCTCAAGCCTGACAAAAGATGTAAAGACTCTTGAGGACGCGACAAAAGACGCATCAAGTGCGGCTGCTCAATTTGTGGCCGCAAACAATAAAGCTGCGTTATCGCTAAAAGATATTGGCGAGAGTTATTACAGCGACGCCGCTCCAGCTTTAAAGGCTTTGTACCAACAGCTTTACGACATATCAAAGCTAAAGCTTACTAACGAAATCAAAGAGTTTACGAAGGCGCTGACAAATGAATACGCGCCTATCTGGAAGTTGGCGCTCCCCGAAATCTTCAAGCCTTTTATGGATTCTCCTATAGAGAAGCTATCCAAAGATCTTGGTGTTTCTCAGCAAGAAGCCAAAAAGCTATTTGAAGAGTTAAGAGCGTTTGACCAGGGCAAGCGCACGTTTGAAGAGCTGCGCGACTTTGTTTTAAGCCTTGCGCTCAACACAAAAGAAGCGACCAAGGAAGGTGCTAAGTTTAGAGAGCAGCTTCTGCAAACAATCACAACCATACAAGAAGCCCAGGCTGCAAAAAGCGAGACCCAAAAGAAAGAAGAAAGCGAGGCCGAGAAGAACGCCAAGCGCCAAGCCGAAAGAACCAAGGCATACATTGACGGGCTGGACGCTCAAATTCGCAAACTACGCGAAGGCGAAGATGCTGCGTTGCGATTTGAGGCTGCGAAATATGGTTCAGAAGCTCTGCAAAAAGCCAATGAATTAATTGCCGCCAAGGCTGCAAAAGAGGTAGAAAAGCCTGAGTTTTTGACAGCTATTTTTGGCACAGACGAATCTAGAAAAAACTTTTTGGCCGAAGTGCAGGCTGACATTAAACAGGCCGCAAAGGATCTTGACTACGGCGCGTTATTTCCCAATGCTGATCCATTTGATAAGCCAAACTCTGTTAACAAGGGACAGTCTTATGACGAGATGCTTGCGCTTGCTAGGCGCGAGATTGAGGCATCGCTGACACCGCTAGAAATACTTGGTGAAAAGCTACAGCGAGTCGATCAGTTGCTATCAGAGGGCTTTATCACTGAAGAGCAATACTTCAAGATTGTCAACAAATACTTTGCCGACATGAAGGGTCAGATTGATCCGATGAAGGAATTGCTCGAAGACCTTCGTGACGGGTTTAAGAGTCTTGGCGCTGAAATCGTTGATGCGTTTATGCGCGGTAAATCAGCCGCCGAAGCCTTTAAGAATTTGGCTAAGAGTTTGTTTCAACGGTTTGCGACAAGGTCACTAAATCGGTTTATTGACTCGTTTTTGCCTGCTGGCGGCTCGTTCATGGATTTGTTTAAAGCCAGCGGTGGACCTGTCAATAGCAATCAACCTTACATTGTTGGCGAAAAGGGCCCTGAGCTGTTTGTACCCAAATCAAGCGGAACGATTGTCCCTAACAACGCGCTTGCGGCGACAGGCGGTGGCGTTGTTTATAACATTCAGGCGATTGACGTTAAATCGTTTGAGGAACGAATTATGGGCAGTAATCGAGCGGTCTGGGCTGCGAATGCCTACGCTCAGAAATCACTCTCACCGAGAGGTCGAGCATGAGCTTTCAAACAATCTTAGACATTTCTCAGTCTATTACGGTCAACAACCGCAGGATGGTCGGCCAGCAGTATTCTCGGTCAGGTCAGGTCAGAACGGCGCAGTATGTAACCGCTGTGCCTTGGGTGTTTACAGTTAAGCCTCACTCGTTCTTGTACTACCCGCAAGTGCGTGATGTCATTCAAACGATTGATAACCTGGACAGGCAGACTGCGGCAACCATTACGTTTAGCTCGACAACCCTTTCATGGTTTACCAGTTATCAAGGTGAGCTTACTAGCGGTCAGGCGGCTGCGTTAACGCTTGCCAGTGTGCCTGCTGCTAATGCCACAACAATTTCGGTGGGAAATTTACCCGCCGTTGCAAGCTCGGTCATCGTGTTTAAAGCAGGCGATTTCATTCAGCTTGGAAGCTACCCTTACAAGGTAACCGCTCAGGTTCTCAGGGGCTCAGGATCGACTGTTAACGTGACCTTGCACAGGCCGGTCATAGGAACGCCATCAACCGGAACTCTAACGGCTGTAGGGTCTGCCTGCACGTTTTCTGTAGTCGCTGAGGTTTGTCCGACATATACGTTAAATCCCATGACTAACGGCGCATTCGTCGATTGGGATTCTGACTTTGTCTTTAGGGAGAATGTGCAATGAGTACCCCTATGACAGCGCTTAATAGCGCAAGTATTACTCACGGTGAATTTGTAAAGTTGGTGACGGCTTCTGCAACTTATACGTTTTGTAACGCGGCTGCTGCAATTACTGTAGGCGGCAATACATTTTCTGGACTTGGGAGCCTTCTTTCTGTCGGTGCGGTCAATCGAGAGATCAAGGCTACGTCAGTCGATATGGTAATTGGACTGATAGGTATAGACCCGACGAACGTCAACTTGGTTTTAAGCGCTGACATCAAAGGATCAACGCTTGAGGTGTGGCGCGGATTCTTTGACTCCAATTATCAAATCATCACAAGCCCGTCCACGCAGTTCTTCAAGCGCTACCAGGGAATCGTTTCTAACATCAGCCTTACCGAAGATTGGAACGAAAACATTAGAAGTAGAACTGTTACAGCTTCTATTTCTTGCACATCATTCAGGGCCATCCTGGAAAACAAGATTAGCGGCATTAGAACAAATGTAAATAGCTGGCAACAACAATACGCTTCTGATGTAAGCATGAGCCGTGTGGCTGCAATCTCTGGTCAATACTTTGACTTTGGTGCTAAACCTCAAACTGGCTCCCAGGCTTCTCCTGGTTCAGATGTAGTAAGCGGCGTTGAAAATGACAATCAAAGAGTTATCGATCAGATCGGACAAATTGGACAATGAGATACGCGACAAAATACGACATGCCTCACCTAATCGACATGATGAAAGCCTACGCAGAAGAAGCCGGAATAAAAGCACTAAAACACAACCAGAACGAAGGCCATGTCCGTTCGTTGTTTTATCAGATGCTAAAAGGGCGCGGCTTTATTTTGGTAGACGATCAGCTCAGAGGTTTTTTGGCGGCTTATGTGACCTGCAACTTTTGGAACAGCGCTGTCAAGGAATTGCACGAAGTTGCGTGGTGGGTCATGCCGGAGTATCGGGACACATCTATTGGAGGCAGGCTTTGGCTGCGGTTCAACAAGTTAGCCCAGGACATGCTTGACCAAAAGAGAGTTCAGATTGTCTGCACGAGTCTTATGCCCAGCTCACCAGAAATTGACTACACACGATACAAATTTGCACCACTGCAAGCGACCTTCTTTCGAGAGTAGATCATGCCAGCATCCATCGTTTTATCAGCCCTAGGCATTACGTTACAAGCGGGATCTATAGCTCTAGCGGCTGCGACATTTGCGATTAACTTCGCGGTGTCTTATGTGGTCACAAGGGCTTTCGGTAGTAAGCCGTCCCAGGCTCAGGACATGGGCGCTCGGCAGCAAATGCCGCCTGCCAATAACAATTCAATCCCTGTCGTTTATGGCAGCGCATGGTTAGGCGGTACGTTTGTTGATGCCGTTCTTTCCACAGATCAAAAGACGATGTATTACGTCATTGCGATCTCTTCCATCTCTTCAGATGCGTCTGCAACCTTTACTTATGATCGCGCCAAGTTTTACTACGGTGACCGTCTTATAACATTTGACAACATAGATCAGACCAAAGTTACTTCGTTGACAGATGGCGATAACAATCAAGACACCAAAATTAGCGGCAACCTTTACATTAGTCTTTACACCTCAACTCAAGCTGGTGTTATCACCGCTGTAAACGGTACGGCTCCCAATGTATTTATGGGCGGCGCAGATATTCCTGCTGCCTTACGTTGGCCTTCGTCTGGTAGGCAGATGAATGGTTTGGCGTTTGCGATTGTCAAACTCAACTACAACGCGGATGCAGGGACGACCGGTCTACAGCCAATCACGTTCTACTGCACACACTTGCCAAAAGGCGGATCAGAATGCAAGCCTGGGGATGCTTGGTATGACTACATGACCGACGACCGTTATGGCGCGGGCATGACGGGTCTTGTGGATTCTGCCAGTGCTACAGCTCTTAATACTTACTCCGATCAGACCATCACTTACACGCCTTCTGGCGGCGGCTCAGCGACTCAGGCTCGATACCGTATCAACGGTGTTGTAGATACGGGTAAACCAGTTTTAGACAACGTCGAGAAGATGTTGGAGTGCTCGGATTCTTGGATGTCTTATAACGCGGCTTCCGGACTTTGGTCGATCATCATTAATAAGGCAGAAAGTTCAACGTTTTCGTTTAACGACTCAAACCTTATAGGTGAGATCAGGGTCTCTGCAATCGACATCAACCAACAGATTAATCAGATCCAAATTGAGTTTCCGTCAAAGGACAATCGAGATCAGCCGGACATGGTCTACATGGAGACCCCTGCGATTCTGCGGTATCCCAACGAACCCGATAACAGACAAACAACAAGCCTTGAGTTTTGCAACAACTCGGTGCAGGCGCAGTATCTTGGTAACCGACGATTAAAGCAGGCAAGAGAAGATTTGATTGTCACGATCACATCTTCTTATCCAGGCATTCAGGTAGACGCTGGCGATGTTGTTGACATCACTAACGCTGATTATGGCTGGACAAATAAACTTTTCCGAGTCATGAAGGTGTCGGAGGCGACTGTTGATGACGGCAACCTGGGTGCGACATTAGAGCTTTCTGAATACAACGCCGATGTTTATGACGATGCAAGTATCACTGCATTTGCTCCTGCGCCTAACTCTAACCTTCCTTCGCCAACATTCTTTTCCGCACTGAACGCTCCTGTTCTCGGAGATCTTGCGCCTTCTGCTGCGCCTCCGACTTTCTCCGCTACCTGCACGATGCCCACTACGGGGCGCGTGACAACCGTTACTCTTTTCTATACATCTAGCGCAACGCCTTCAGCCACAGACTGGAAAGTCATGAGCACCCAGGTGTTGAGTAACGGATCTATTTTTGCAAACGGATCAACAGTAAAGTTTGAGAACTTACAGATCGCTGGCAACACTTGGTACTTTGCATTTTCAGTTGCAAACGAATCCGCGAAAAGCTCGCTATCTTCAACTAGTGCACCACTTGTGTGGTCTCCTACCGGCATGGCCGGACCTACGGGTCCTGGCGGAGCCACCGGGCCGCAGGGGCCCCAGGGACCACAAGGCAACCCTGGGCCAACTGGAGGATCTGGGCCAACCGGAAGCACTGGATTGATTGGTATAGCTTTTATTAACGCTTATCTCGTTCAATCGCAAACGGCAGCAACACCTACATTTACGACACCAACGTCTGGTTCCTCTGTTCCGCTAGGCTGGTCGTCCACCATGCCTTCACTTACGATTGGGCAAGTGCTTTGGTATCTCCAGGGCAGATATAACGCCAATGGTGTTACGGTCGACGGAGTGCCTGCTAACTCAACAGCATGGACAGGGCCGATAGCCGCGTCGGTATTCCAAAGCATTCTGTCCGATAACTATAACGGGCCAATTCCGCCAACATCATCTAGCTATGGAACGGCTGGTTGGTATCTTGATAAAACATCGGGCGGTCTTTACGCGTCATCCGCTTATTTGCGCGGAGAGATTGCTTCTGGCACTGGCGCGAATCGCATCACCATTAATAATTCCAACAACCTTGAGATACAGGGGTACACGACTTACGGTGGGGCGACGCCTTGGTTCTCTCTTGGGGTTTCGGGTTACGACAACACGATTCTAAAAATCAATGCGGTCAATTACCCGTTCTCAGATTCTCCCGTTGTTTTTAATGGCGGAGCTAGTGGTCAATTCACGGCGCAGATTGTCAATGGAGCAGGTTCGCCGTTAGTCAAGTGTTTGAAACTCTCCAGTTTCGTAGCCGAGGCTTTGGTTGTAGAGAAAACAAGTTCGACACTTGGTAATGCCTCAACTTTTGCGAACGCTAACGGGTATGCGATCAGGATTACCTCTGGCGGTATTGCTGCTAACACTTATTACTTCCAGAACACATCTGCCGGTTTTACACAGATTCAAAACATTCCAAACAACACCACAACCTTTTTGAGGGGTGACGGTAGTTGGGCTGCTGGTGTAGCTGGACCTACGGGCCCACAGGGCATTCAGGGGATACAAGGGCCGCAAGGAAATACCGGGCCTACAGGTCCTGCTTCCACAGTGCCGGGTCCTACGGGTCCGCAGGGAGTTACGGGTCCTACGGGAGCGTCATCTACCGTTCCTGGACCTACAGGCCCGCAGGGAGCCACAGGTCCAACGGGTGCCACACCGTTGCTACCTGATCCCTGGACAAATAGTATTGCCGTGGGTGTCGGAAAAACATCGTTGCTAAGAAGCACTCAATTTGTCGACGACTCTTGGACGTTTACCAACTCTTCTGGAGGTTATGGAACTGTTGGGTCGAATTTGACTTTATATACAAGCCTTGCTTCTCAAACCTGGACGTTCAACTCAAACGGTAACGCTTATGCCGATGCTGGCTCATGGGTTAACTCTTCCGATAGAAACCTGAAGGAAAACATTCAGGATTACACAGGAGGTCTGCAACAGGTCTTGCAACTCCATGCCGTAAAATTTAACTATATTGGGCAGACTGATTTGCATTTAGGTTTTATCGCGCAAGATGTCCAGGCTGTGATACCTGAAGTGATTTCCGAGATTGAGACTCCCAAGGGAACCAGATTGGGTTTGGCGATGCCTGAGATGATTGCGGTATTGACAAACGCAATTAAAGAGCTAGAGCAAAGGATTGCGGCTTTAGAACAAAAGCCTTAGAATAAAGAAAAGACAAGATAGCCCATCGTTTGCTGAGAGTGGCTTAGCGAACGTCATTTACCGAGTGAGGGAATAGTGGCGATCTTTAGCAAGAATACCCTGACACAAGTCAGCGGTTTCAATAACCAGATTATTGCTGGTGAGCTTGTCTACAATCAAAAGACCTATTGGAATGTCACGCTTTCGAATGAGGACGGAACACCTAACAATCTGACCGGCGCTACCATCACGAGTCAGATTCTCCGCAGGCAGTTGTCAAATGTACGAGATAGCCGTTACGGTTTGACTTTTGACATCGCCGACTACACGCCAACCCCAACACCTGTAAGCCTCACGATTACTAATCAGAATCTTGCTGGCGGATCGTTTACATTGGTGATTGACGAGTCTGCGTGGTCGGTACTTTCCACCGATGTTCAGCTAGACATCAATGCAGCTAATCCAGTTGGGTTTTCAGGGAACATCAAGATCGCAATTCCGGCTAGTGGATCAACACCGGCTCAGGATCTGATTATCTTCTTGTTGTTTCTAGTCCGTTCTGATGGGGTGACCAATTGAGTGACGTAAATATGGTTGTTACGTCGGGCAACCAGATCACTCTGACGGTGGATCAAGGAATTATTGGCCCGACGGGTCCCGCGGGTGCCGGTGCGGACATCCCTGTATCGAATGCAGGCACACAGATTACGTCTGGCCTTTCCTCGCTCAACATTACAGGCCCTGGAGCTACAGCGACTGCGGTGGGTGGTGATGTTACGGTCACCATCATTGGCGGCGGCGCTACAGGCCCAACAGGGCCCACTGGAAGTTCAGGGGCGGCTGGCCCTACAGGTCCCACGGGGCAGCAGGGACCAACTGGCGCAGCTTCTACAACACCGGGCCCCACGGGCCCTACAGGTGCGGCTGGTTCTAATGGACCTACAGGACCTACAGGCGCAGCGTCTACCGTAGCCGGACCCACGGGCCCTACCGGAAGTGCTGGAGCCAACGGACCTACTGGGCCCACTGGTGCGGCATCTACTATTGCTGGACCTACGGGGCCGACAGGGGCATCAGGGGCTAGCGGTCCGACGGGACCTACCGGAGCAGCTTCTACTGTTCCAGGCCCAACTGGCAGCTCAGGGCCCACAGGAGCATCTGGTCCTACAGGGCCTACGGGTCCAGCGGGAACGGGTACTAATATTTCTGTAGCCGATGAAGGCGCGGTCATTACGACTGGCGTTGTCAGCTTTGACTTTATCGGTTCTGGTGTTGCTGCGACCGCCGTTGGCAACGCGGTCACGGTCAATATTCCTGGTGGCAGTTTTGGCCCAACCGGACCCACGGGTGCCGCGGGGCCTACCGGACCCACCGGAGCTAATGGTTTAGACGGACCTACAGGGCCCACCGGAAGCGCAGGTGCGGCTGGACCTACCGGACCGACAGGGGCGCAAGGTAACGCAGGGCCTACAGGGCCTCAAGGCATAGCGGGACCAACCGGCCCAACTGGGGCTAACGGAAGTGTTGGACCCACGGGCCCACAAGGAGATCCGGGAGTTGCAGGCCCTACAGGTCCGACAGGAGCCCAGGGCGTTTCCGGACCGACTGGACCCACAGGAGCTAACGGAGCGGCTGGCCCCACTGGGCCCACAGGAGCGAATGGCGCGTCGGGACCGACCGGACCTACGGGTGCTTCTGGTGCGGCTGGACCGACAGGGCCTACTGGCGCTCAGGGTGATATTGGCCCTACAGGACCTACGGGAAGTGCGTCAACGGTGGCGGGTCCAACTGGCCCAACAGGACCGGCTGGCACTGGCACCAATATCTCGGTATCAGACGAAGGATCTCTTTTAACGTCTGGCGTTACGAGCTTTGATTTTGTTGGTTCGGGTGTAACGGCATCAGCCGTAGGAACCGCTGTAACTGTGACGATCAGCGGAGGCGGTGGAGGCGGAGGTACTTCTTACGCCACTTATACCTATACGGGTGACGGAACGACTACAACGTTTGCCGGTGCGTCTGGCATGACGGTCAACAATGTTCTCGTCATTGAGAACGGTGTCACGCAAGTACCGACGACTGATTACACGATCTCTGGTACGAACGTTGTCTTTACGACTGCGCCAGCAAGTGGTGTGGCGATTCAGATCCGTGTACTTGGCGGTGGTGGAGCTTCTGGCGTTATTGCTGAGAATCAGCAGACCATTTCTAGCAACTACTCGGTAACGTCTGCCTATAACGGCTCAAGTGTTGGGCCTGTCACGATCAATACAGGTGTTGCGGTGACTGTTGGCACAGATCAGCGTTGGTTAATTTTGGAGTAAACGGTAATGAGCAATCTCAAAATTCAAGGTAATGCTTCTGGCGCTGGCACAACCACGCTACAAAGCCCCAACACATCTAACTCAGCCACCATCACGCTGCCTGATCCAACATCTACGGATACGCTTGCTGCGCTTGGTGTCACCCAGACTTTTACGGGAACCCAAACCTTCGCTGGTACAAGCAGTGCGATTGCGATGGTCTTAAACGACATTGCTGAGACTGCGACCATATCGGCAACGGCTGCGACAGGAACGATTAACTATGACATCACCACGCAGTCAGTGCTGTACTACACAAGCAATGCGTCAGCTAACTGGACGATCAACTTTAGAGCAAGTTCTGGCACGAGTCTGAACACGGCTTTGGCGACTGGTCAGGCCATTACGGTTGCTCATTTGGTCACGCAAGGATCAACGGCTTATTACAACTCGGCTGTTCAAGTGGACGGTGCATCCGTTACACCTAAGTGGCAAAACGGTACGGCTCCTACTGCTGGCAACGCGTCAGGGATTGATGTGTATGTCTACAGTATTGTTAAAACAGCCAGCGCGACATTTACGATTTTTGCCAGCCAGACCAAATTTGCGTAAAGGTACATCATGCCTATTCTGACCACACTAGGCGCAGCCTGTGCAAAAGCCTGGGGTTTTACTTCTGGCTTAGTCAAGGATCAGTATTTCAACCTTGTGTCCTTGCTCCTTCCTGGCAACAACACTGATGGCAAACAAAACAACACTTTCCTAGATACTGGCAATCCTGCCGAGTTCACTGCGTCAATTGTTGGAACAACCATGACCGTGACAGCGGTTGCTTCTGGGACTATTAAGGTTGGCATTCGCATTTTAGGCACTGGCGTTACGGCCAATACAACGATCACAGCATTAGGAACCGGAACAGGTGGTGTAGGAACCTATACGGTTAGCGCATCACAGGCTGTAGCAAGCACAACCATTACCTCTGATGGCTTTCCCATCACCCGCAACGGCAACACAACGCAGGGTACGTTCTCACCGTTTTCACAGACTGGGTGGGGGAATTATTTCAACGGGTCAAGCGCAATAACAATGCCAAGTAATTCAGCGTTTAAGCCCGGATCATCGGACTTTACGATTGAATGTTGGTATTTTGGTGCCGCTATAAGCGGTGTTAACCAGTATTTGTGGGGTGATGGTGATAGTAGTACAAACAACGGAATTATTGCCGTAAGAATTACCCCTACCGGTAATTTTGCTGCTGACTACTTTACTGGTCCTACCACGGCTATCAATAGGGTAACAACCGGAACAATCAACGCTAACGCATGGAATCATATCTGCGTATCAAAAACAGGGACAACGTTATATATAGGGATTAACGGTGTTTTAGAGACATTTGTTGGCCCTTCATCAATGCAATCTCCAGCGACAGTTAATCCAGCCATAGGAAGGTTGGGGGCTTATACGGCAGGTGGTTATCTAACAGGGTATATATCAAACTTTAGATACGTTGTTGGTTCGGCTCTCTATACAACCAATCCTTACACAGTACCCAAAAATAATCTTACGGCAATTTCAGGAACTTCACTTCTCACCTGTCAATCCAACCGCTTCTTAGACAATAGCGCTAACAACTTCACTATTACAGCGGCAGGCTCACCCTCCGTAGTCGCCTTCTCTCCCTTCGCCCCTACAGCAGCCTATACAACCGCCGCAGTGGGTGGGTCTGGGTATTTTGATGGGACTGGGGATTATTTGAGTGTTGCTAACACAGGGCTTTTTGGTTCTGGTGACTGGACAGTGGAGATGTGGATAAACGCTCCAGTTGGTCAAACTGATAAACCAATTTTAGAGTGTAGGAATCCTGCCACTGGTGCTGGTTCAACAACTGGCTTTACTTTGACGTTAATAACAAGCACTGAAATCCGTCTTTTTTCTGGATCAGAACTCCTTAGAGGAACCGTTAATTATATAAATACATGGGCGCATGTTGCGGTTTCCAAGAAAAGCGGAACCACTCGGTTGTATCTAAATGGTACGTCTGTAGCAAGTACGGCATCACTTGGAACAATGTCTGATACAACATTTCTTGTTGCTGCCGGTTATTACGGCAGCACATCAGTTAATACGTACGGTCAGTTTTATATGTCTGGTTTGCGTGTTTTAACCGGCACGGGTTACGACACATCAACTATCACGATTCCAACAGCACCACCAACAGCAATCACCAATACATCCCTCCTCCTCAACTACACCAACGCCGGTATCACGGATGCCACTGCTAAGAATGACTTGGAAACGGTGGGGAATGCTCAGATCAGCACAAGCGTCAGTAAGTTTGGTGGTGGGTCTATAGCGTTTGATGGGACGGGTGATTATTTAACTAGGCCGTATAGTGATCTCTTAAACATAAATTCAGGTGATTTCACTATTGAAGCGTGGGTGTATCCGACTGCTAATAAAACTTTTAACACTATTGCATCAATGTGGGGAACGGCGCAACAAAGTTGGATATTTGACATAAACAATGGTGTTGCTGGATTTGCTTGGCAGGCCAATTCAGTCTCAGTAAATCTTTTGGAATCTGGGAGCGTTTCTCTTAATGCTTGGAGTCATTTAGCTGTGACTCGTGCGGGAAATACATTCAAATTGTTTGTAAACGGAACTCAAACAGCTTCAGCAACATCAAGCAATAACTCGCTAACATCGATTTTTATGGTCGGTGCTTATGATAGCGGAGCAAGTGGAAATTTTGCTGGCTACATAGACGACCTTCGCATCACTAAAGGTTATGCCCGTTACACAGCCAGCTTCACCGCACCAACAGCGCCATTCCCCGTGCAGTAAAGGACAAACATGCTCTACAGTAAAAACGGAAGTATTCCCAAGCCTGAGACTGACGGCACAGAGGGTTGGGTACAAGTGCCTGATGCACCAGAGTGTCCTGAAGGTATGGAAGTTATCTGGTGGTCATATGAGTGGGTTGTACGGCCACCAAAGCCAGCAGACAGGGCAGGTTACCAGTGGAACTGGAACCATTCGGATAAGACATGGGTGGAAGGTGCTTATCCGACAACAAGCATTACGATTGAGCCTGTTGTTGCTGCCAATTCCATCGGTGCTGATTCCGTAGGAGCTGATTCGGTATGACCACCAAGATCACATCCGCAAACATCACGCAGTCAGGCACATCTGGTATATCCAGTGTGGCGTGGCAGGCCGTGCAGACCACGGGGTTTACGGCTGTGGCTGGCAGGGCTTATCCGTGTAATACAACCTCAGCGGCTTTCACCGTCACGCTACCTGCTAGTCCTGCTGCGGGGAATGTAATTACGCTGACCGATTACGCTGGGACGTGGGGTACGAATAACCTGACGATTAATCCTAATGGGTTGAAGATAAATGGATTGACGGCTAGTGGAACGGTTGCAACCTCCCGGGGTTCTGTAAATCTTGTTTACATAGATTCAACGCAGGGCTGGATTTCTTTTGCTTCCAATT